GCGCTTCCTGATTACCATCACCTACCTGCATATCACCAATTGAGGCGAACCGCTTACCGGCATCAACCAACATGCCAAGCAGATTCAGGAGGGTGGCGCTTGGCTCTTTAAACGGCAGAGGCATTAACGCATCGCGCAATGAGCCTCCTGGCGCATCCATGTCCCTAAACTCACCTGGCTGTAACGGCACATCGCTATCGCGAATACGAATACCACGCGCCTTAAATCCAGCAGGTAGGTTGGCCAAAGTACCGGCATCAATCAACTGTCGAAGCAATGAGGTCGCCCCACGGGACAACCCACCGATCATATGCGTTAGGCCGAAACCATAAAAGCCGACCCCAGGAAGAAACTTATAATGAACAAAATAATCAATCCTAGTACGCATAGGATCGTTTTGATTGTAGTTTCTGCGAATGGATAGAATTTGAGACTGGCTTTGAGAGATGGTAACAATGTACGGAAGCTTGATACCCGTTTCTTCACCTTCTGCATTAACGTCTTCATACCCTGGAATGTCGAGTTCAACGTGCATTTCAAGGATTTCACATTCGTCTGAATTAGAGCTACCAGACGGCTTAACACCTTGTAGTTCATCTAACTCCTCCTCAATACCATTGCCTGCTGATGGGTCCGAAGAACGATCAGACATTTTAGTTTTTCGGTAAAAACCAGACTGCTGAAGCTTCTTCACATCGTTAATAGACATGTCAACAATGTGCGTAATGCGACCAGCACTCGAAAGACTCGAAGCGCCATAAGGCACAACAAGCTTTTCAGATGGAATAAACCTAGAGACTGGACGATTCAAAGTCTGGTCAAAGTGAACCTTACGAAATGCACTGCCCGATAACGGGAGATAAAACAACATTTGGTCAGTTTCAGGATCATACTCTTGCATTACATGAGTGATCTGATAGTTCATGTACTCTTGTACACGCGCTGCCTGGAGGTCCGTTTGCGGAGTACCCAGTCCAACGACTTGAGTCTTAACGGGACCCCCAGGCGGCAACATCTCTTTATAAGCCTGTGCTTGAAACTGCGTAACACTTTCAGCTAGAAGCGGATGCACAATCCCCGAAGCACCCTCAAAAGGCTCGCTTCGCTCTTCAAACTTCATTCCTAAAAACTCAAGACCTTCTCTATAAGTTTCTTCCCACTCTTTTCTTGAAGAAAGATCATCTTTGAAATCTGCAACACAATCACTATACAGCTTACCGAGATCTGACTTATCTAAAACTTCCGCAAGGTTTTCGTAAAAATCCTCTGGCGCACCCATGGCTTGAGGCATCATAGGAGGTGGAGCACCAAACAACATGGTGCCGTCTTCAAGGGTTTCTACCTCATCATCTTCAAACCCAGAACCAAGAAGCTCATCAAAAGACTCGTCTTCAACATTGACTTCAACTTCTTTTGAGTTGTCTTCAATCTCTAGTTCTTGGATATCAACGTCATCAACGCCACGCTCAATAGCCATGTGTTAGCCCCACTTCCTTTCCCACTTCGTCATCGAAGTCGATTTCTTTTTAGCCTTGACCTTTGCTTTCGGCTTACGAACAGCGCCACCCTTCTTCATCTTAATCATCATCGGGTTGTCTTTGTCAGGAAAAAGCTCTTCCATATCTTCCTTGTTCTTACCCTTCTTCTTAATCATGATCATGACAGATCCGCGCTTTTCCGGCATCTCTTCATCTAAATACTCAGAAAGCTCGTCTTCGTTTTCTAACAAATCATCAATTAAAGATTGATCGTCAGAATCTTCAAGAAGGCGCATAACCTTTTTGTACATGTCCGTGTTGCTGGGCTTCATAAGGTTATTCCTTGTCAGAATACAGATTGTCAAAGATCTGATTAACGTCAAGCGTGTAGTCTAAATCAGACTTACTGTAATGAATATGCTGCGAAGGCTTAAAGTCTGGCGCACCTTCGCCTGTCTCAAACCATGCAGGATGCGTGACTCTTACCCTGTTATTGGGTAACGCTACAATATTTCCGGTCCATTCTCCAGCATCAAGCAACTCAAGCACATGCGATTGCTTATGCTGCGCCGGATCATCAGCGATCTCATTCTCCGCGTAGTCTACCGTAAAAAGATATTTCGCAGGATAAAATTCACCATCGATCTTAGCAAGCCAAGGGCAAGGTGTGCAGCGGTCAAGCACATAAACAGAGTGATTATGAGAACTGCAATCCCAAGGTTGAGCAGCCCAGACAGGCATCGGTTCAGGCCATTCTTCAAACGGCGTATCACCAACCAAAGCGGTGATGGGCATTCTTGCCCACATCGCTCCACCGTGTACGTTAGGCTCGTCTTCATCAGCTTCGCATCCAGTAAAGATAACTTGAAATGAAAGACATCGAGTCGGCATGGTAGTCACAGCGATGACCATAGCGTGTAAAAACTCGCCATGGTATCGCTCATGATTAACCGTGTATTCCCTTCTTACCCACGCCTTAAAGTGTGGGATATTGCTTTGGAGATAGGCCATGCTTAACGCATAGCCTTGCCAAACCCTCGCTTAGCCGCACCAACTCCGCGAGCAGTTTTCTTTCTGCCCACAGATCCACCCTTCTTGTAACCAGGTGGCATCTTGCCACCCATCTTGCCACCTTTCGAAGCCATCTTAGACTTCATGGACATACCACCCATGTTCATGCCGCGTGGCGTACTACCACCTGACCGGCGTCCTGCGGCACCGCGCATAGCCATTGCCTTCTTAGAAGCAGCAAGTTTTTCTTCTCGAGGACCAGATCGCATTGTGGACGGTCTTTTTCCTGCAGCAGGAGGAAGAGCGCCAAGCTTTGTTGTGTCAATCGGCTTCATACCAACTGCACCACCCATATTCATGCCACCTGGCTTTGATCTTTTACCTTTGCCCATGCCGCCTTTCGCGCCAGCTCGCTTGCCAGGCGCATAACCGTACTTATCAGAAAGATCCTGGATAACACTTGTAGCCTGCTTACTGCCTTCCCGTCCTTGAACAGAATCAAGAAGCCGTCTTTGGGCCGGACTTAAAGTAGCTCGGCTTTGAGCGCGACTCATAGGCCGCTTCTTCCCGACCATAGGCAACTTCTCATTACCTGGCTTAGACATGCCTACCGCACCGCCTCGTTTGTGTCCTTTTGCTTTCATCATTCCACCTGCTTGTTTTTTTACGGGCTTTTTCTTTGTACGAACAAAGTCAATAAGACCTCGCTCACCACCAAACTTCTCATCATCACCAAGCAATGCTCGGGCGAGAACACCACCGAATGGCCGAAACTTTGCATCTTTCCCAAAAACAGCTCCACGCTTTTTTGTTGTGGACTTCGAAGTAGATTCGCTTTTCTTATCAGAAGATTTATTAGAAGCTTTTTCAGAAGCAAGCTTTGTTGTGTAATCATTACCGTTCCACTCAAAAGTCTTTTTGCCGTCTGCTCTAGCCTTTCTAAACGCTTCTTTAAACGGTACACCGCCTTTACTCACACCTTTGGTGTAATCTTTTTTCTTATCTTTTGTTCCTCCAGACAAGGTAGAAGCAGCGGCGCCAGCGGCCGCAGTTCCAGCAATACGCCTTCGACCCTTTGAAGTTAGATCTTTAATCTTATCTTTGGTGAGAACCTTTCCTGTCTTAGGGTCTTTTATCCCACCAACAGCAGAACCTACTTTTGAACCAGGCTCAATTCGTACACCCTTGTTTCCTGCTGCACCTACTCTGCGTGATGCGCCTTTTTCTAACTTCTTTGCTGCGTCGAATAACGTCTTAATTTTACCGGCCATGATCGTGTCCTTATCTCGAGATTAATAATATGCGCGTTTTTCTCGGTAAACTTCCTCTTCAATCTCGTCAGACTCAAGGTTAATAAAGTTACCTTGTCTGAATCTTAGTATAGCTTGGGTCATGGAGTCTACATAATCATCGTTCTCTCCAAACGGAAATGCAGCACACTCCTCAATCACCTCATCCGCAAACACAAAGTCAGGCGCCCATACCATCCCAGACTCAAATACAGGGCTCACCGCATGTACCCGAGTCATCTTGTCATTACCTCGACTAGGCCGGTAATTAACAACAGGTATACCCATCGCCCTCAACTCATGCGTCAACGGCGTACCACTCGCTTGGGCCTCAACAAGTACCATATCAGGCTCATACTCCTTGTACTGATCCATCGCCTCCGCCTTCAACTCAGGAAAGTCCCAACGACCACGGGTCGCATCAAGAAGAATCAATGCATCACTTCCACCCTCCTGCGGCGTAAAAACACCCCAAGTCGTAATCGCACTAAAGTCAGCGGTCTGACTCTTACTAAACGCAGTATCGTAACTCTGAATCACATAATGACAACGAGGCGGCTCATCCTTCTCCCAGATATTCCACCATTCCCGCTTAATAATCGCACCTTCCTCAGAAGTCGGGTTCTGCTGGTACTGAGCATTCCACTTCGAAACCGGAATCGACGCCTTAACAGAATCTAACTCCTCCCGCTTCCAAAACTCCGGCCACAAAACATTACCCGAATCCTCAAATATCGCAGGCAACTCGATAACATCCCACTGATCCGCATGGTTTTCTGTCTGACGCTTCAACAAACGACCCGTGAGGTCCAACGTAGACCATCGGGTCATCACAATAACAATCGTCCCACCTGGCTGGAGACGCTGACGGGGACCCGAGGTGTACCACTCATAACAAGCATCCAGAAGATTCACACTCATCGCGTCTTGCTCAGAGTGCGGATCATCAATAATCAATAAATCTGCACCCCTACCCGCGATGGCACCACCAACACCAGCCGCAAAATA